GCGAACATGGCTGACGCGCCCCGGATTCAGTTCGAGCTGGGGAAGCCTGAACTGCGCCTCCATGTTGTCCGACGCGCCGAACGAATACAAAATGCCGTCCGACTTGGCGATCAGCAGCATGGGAGACCCGCCAGACCAGAACAGGTCATCGAACGATGGCGTTACGTCCTCAATCGAGGGGAAAATGACCGCGATATCTTCAAGCGTCAGTGAAGCCGTGCGCCCGGTCGTGATCCCGAGGATTCCGGGAACCGCAATGTCGCTCCACATATCGTTGTCGAAATTGTAAACCCACAGCCGATCGGGCATTGACCAGATCGCAAGAGAGCGTTCGGGGTCGATCGTGCAGCGCAGATTGTTGACGATCTCGCTAACCGAGTAAGTGGTGCGGAACGTGCGATCGACGCGGTTGCGGCCGATAGGAACCGGCTCTGGATCGTTCGGGCTCCATTTGTAGAAGCCCCGGCGAGAATAGAAGAACGTCTGTTGTCCGTGCTGAGCAATCGAACCGTGACACAGCGCGCCAATCGAATTGGAGACCTTGCGACGCGTGAAGATGACCGGCGAGCCGACATACTCGAACAGGTTAATGGCCTCGTCCTGGAACGCCAGTCCGAACTGGCCGCCAGCAAGTCCGGTAATTGCTCCACCATCGGGCAAGTCCTGAATGTCCGATTGGTTCGTGCCAACCGTCCACCCCTCCGCATTATCAATCGATGACCAATAGACGCGGTTTTGATTCGAGCTGTTCCCGGCGAGGAACACAAAGTCGCCGACGATAGCCCCATATTGACAGGTCGGTGGCGAGCCGCCGAGATTGGCCCCGGCTCCGGAGCTGATCGTGTATTTGAGCGGAGCACCGCCGTTCAGGCAAATGACCAGATCACCGAACTGGACGAAGAACCAGTTGGCTGAATAGGTGCCGGAAACAACGCTTGTCGCCGCCGATGAAGTCAGCCGGTAAAGCCCGCCGTCCGTTCCCGAAAGAAGAATCGCGGTTCCGTCCGCCCCGGTAAATGCACCACCCCCGCGCCATGTTGCGGGAAGCGTCGCAGTGACCGCAGACAGCGCCTTGATCGGCTCGTAACCGAGAATCCCGGCGTAGCAGTTGCGCGCCTTGACGAGAAAATCGTGGCCGTATTCGGGAAGGTCAGGAGCAATGCCCTTGCCGAACGGGAAGCTCATTCGATGACCGCCGGACGCATCTGCAACGGTCCACCCGGCAGCCGCTTGGCATTGCCCTCGTGGATGATTTCGCCCAGCGCCTCATCCCAAGCCGCTTTCCATACGTTGAGCCGCTGGTCGTCCTGCAAATAGGCTTCGGCCATGCACAGCGACCCGAACAGGTAAGAGTCCGGGTGATTGTCCAGTAACCAGTTCGTCGGGTTGCCCGATGTCAGTCCTGACAGCGCGCGGTAATAGACGATAACCAACGTATCCGCTTCGGTCGGCGTCGGGGCTAGGACGATCTGCTCGTCAATGACCGCATAAGCGGAAGGCGACGCACTTTCCTGACCGGTGAACTCGGTTCTCAGCGACTGCGGCGACATTGGCACGAGGTTGATGCGTGGAACCGCGTCGATGTAGATTTGCCGCGCTTCCCTGAAGCCCGATGGGAACGCGTAACCCTCGGTCCCGGCAATCGTCGAAACCGTCGCAACCTGCTCCATTTCCGGGCTGCGAAGGCGACGGTTCATGCGCGCCTCGAACAGCCGGATGAAGGTCGGAATCCTGTCCGAAAGGTCAGCGCGGTTGAGCCACGCGCCCATCTCGCTGACAAGCTCGCTATAGGTCGCGATTGTCATTGACGCGGCCTCCTAAAGCTGGATCGGCAGGCGTTTGAGATACCGCCAATCCGGGTCGTTGAGCTTCTTCGCGAGATAGTTGGGATCGAGATAAACGGCCTGGTGCCCGTCCTCGCGGACCCACTGCATCAGCACGCTCGCGGGAATGCGCGCCGCGTGATGCAGCCCGTCGCCCATGCGCCCTGAATAATCGTTCTGGTCGGCCTTGTTCTTCGCAACGATCAGCGGAACATCGTAGCCCTCTTCGCGGACCTGAACCGTGCCGTGGTCTTCGTCGCTCGACCGGATGAACCGCCGAACGCCGTTGAACGAGCCGTTGTCCAGCAGCTCCCAATCAGACCAGCCGGCCATGTCCGTTTCCGATGATCTTTTCCGCAATCTCACGCTTCACGGCGCATTGATCGCCCTCGTCGCGCCGCTCATCTTCCGCGACGAACACGCCATCGCGCAGGATCAGCAGCGTAATCGTGTCGTTCGGTTCGGTCTTCTTGCGGGGCATTGAACCTCCATCAAAAGGGGCCGGACCCGAAAGCCCGACCCCTCTCGTCACTCAGCCTTAGCTAAGATCGGCAACTACGCCCGAAGCGGCCTCATTCAGCACGCGAAGCGTCAGCTCGGTGCGGAGCGCCTTGCGCTTGGCTAGGCCGGTCTGCGCCAGATCGAACGGGGTAATCGCTTCGCCAATGGCAAGGTCGAAATACTCCGGATCGACAATCAGCGCCGAACGCGCGTCCGCAAAGCGGTCGGCGACGAACGCGATCTTGCCGAAGTCTGAGACATACACATCGGCCCCGGCGACAATCGTAATCATCTTGTCGCCAGTGTCGCGGCGCTGCGTGGCAAGGCCAGTGAACGCGGCCTCCGCCTGCTTCTGTGCGCCGTTGGTAATTACCATCTTCGGGTTGCCGCCCTGGACCCAGATCGACTGGAGGACGGTTTTCAGAAGCGGCTCGGTATAAGCCCGCTGCGTGCCGTTGGTGGCCGCCGTGACAGTGCCCGACGAGAAGCCGCCATTGGCACCCGACGAACCACGCGATACGTTGGTTTTCATCCACGCCTGCGCGCCGCCGAACAGGCCGGCAGTGCCCGACGCAGCCGCGACCGACGCATAGTTGCCGATCGCACGCTTCTCGATGTCGGTCTGAAGCTCGCGCCCCGCCTTCATCAATTCGCGCGCAAGTTCCGACTGGCGACCAGCCTTCTTCGTCCACTCGACCGTCGTCGAGGAACCCACGACCTTGGTGAAAATCTGGGTATGGTTGCCGACGCGGACAGTGTTTGCGCGCGACAGGTTCGCCAGATCATCGCCCTGGATCGAGGCATTGGCTTCGTTGGCCGCCGCGAGGGTATCCGTCTGCCACTCGGTGTAAGTGTTGTTCGCCGTCGAGCGGCCGATCGCGTTAATGAACGGCGTATCGTCGGGGAACAGCTGCGCGATCTTGTCGGAAAGGTCTTCACGAACGCCGACACGCGCGACGTTCTGAATGGTGTTCGTAGGAACGGTCATCGATCATGCTTTCTGGTTAGGCGGCTAGAGCCAGCCTGAGTTTTCCATCCATGTGGCGAGCGCTTCGTCCTTCGCGTTGCGCGATTTGGCCGATGTCGCGGCTTGCCACGCTGCGTCTGCCCGCGCCTTTCGCGTCTGGTCGGGAGCCCTTGCGGTCCCCGGCTTGGCGATGGGCGGCGGGTTCTTGCCGGAGCGGACTTTCTCCATCCGCTTCTTCATCAGCGCGTCGTAGCGGTCGGCCTTGGTCTTCCATTCGGATGTGACCTTGAGGGCCTTGATCGCCGACACGTCAGAGATTTCGTTAGGATCGAACCCGAGGAGTTCGGCGGTGGCATTCAGCTCCTGTGCGAGCTTCTGTCCGCTTTCCGGGTCGAAGATTTCCGGCAATTCGGCCTGGAGACGCTGGCGGAAGGCTTCTGCTTCGTGCGCCTGTCGTGCCGCTTGAACTTGGGCCTGCTCGGCTCTCGCGGTATCGGCCTGCCGCTGCGCCTGTTCGCGCTGGGCGGTGTAATGCTGATACGCTTCGAGCTGCTGGGCATAAGCCTCCGGGTTGACGCGGAACAGTTCCGCACTCGGAGGCGCAACCTCGAATTGCTTGGCGTAGGCTTGCAGCTGTTCGGCGGCTTGCGCCTTGATCTGCTCGACCACTTTGAGCGCTTCGAGTTGAGCGGCCTGCTTGACCTGGGCCGCTTCCTGAGCCTTGGATTGAAAGCCCTTCTCAAGCTCCCCGATGCGCCGAGCTGTGAACTCCTGCGCTTCTCTCGGGAGGCCCTTGAACGCTTCCTTTTCCTCGGCGGTCAACGAGTTTGGCGGATCGATGGGAGGAAGGTCTTCCTCTTCGATTTCCAGTTCGTCTTCGGCTTCTTCGTCGGCCTTGTCCTCGGGCTGCTCGCCTTCGGGTTCGGCCGCTTCTGCCGGCTGCTCTTCTTCCTGCTCAGGCTCCGCGCCTAGCATCTCCTCGGCGATTGCGTTGAAAGCATCTGCCGGGCTTGCGTCAGCGGGATTGCCGTCGCCTCCGGCTGCCACTTCGGGCTGGGCCATTGGGTTCGTCCTTTTCAGGCTTCTCTTATTGCCCTCTCGCGAGGGATCGCCGGGTGTCCCGGTCGATGGGGTGGCGGGTTGACCCCGCTCTTGTCGTTATCGCAGCGGAACCATGTCGAGCAGGCGGCGGGACTCGTGCCCCATCCTCTCGACTTCGCCCGCGCGGATCAGCGACTTCTCGGCAACGCGGCCCGCTTCAATCGCGGCATCCAGCCCGTTCGTGAGGTTGGCAACCACCTTCAGCGCAATTGACAGCGCCGTGATCTTTTCCGCGCGGACCTTCGGGCTCAGCTCGGTTGCGGCAATGTCGGCAATGCGCGCAAGATACGCGGCCTTCGTCTCATCGAGGATCGGGCGAATGAACTCATTGCAAAGCTGGGCGCGCTGGCCCCTCGCTGCCGTGCCGGAAACGGGATCGGCGTTCACTCGGCCAAGCTCCCGCCCTGCCTGTATTTCTTAACCTCAGCGTCCTGATTGGCCTTGTAATAGGCCAGCTCTTTCTGGTGCTCCAATTCCTGGACGCGCAGCTGGCGCTCGAACTCCATCTGAGCAATCGCCTGCGCCTGCTCGAATTGCGCCTTGGCGGTCGCGAGCTGGATATTCTGCTGCGATTCCTGCTGGGCAATCGCGATCTTCGCCGAGCTTTCCTGCTGCTTGCCCTG